TTTATGATTTTCTGTTTGCACCTGGAAATGGTGCAATGGCTGCACCGAGGGGACATGCTAAATCGTCTGTGACTGGAATAATATTTTTAATTTATTGTGTTGTTAATAAGTTGGAAAAGTACATAGTGTATGTATCGCAAAACCATTCTAAAACTGTTCAGTTCTTAGACCCAATTAGAAATGAGTTCAAACAGAACAACTTGTTAAGATTTGTTTACGGTGATTTAACTCCGACAAATGCACGAGATGATGAAGGGAAAGACCGTGAAGACTGTTTTGATACTAAAGGGTGTAGGATAGAAGCTGTTTCTTTTGAAAAGAATCTAAGAGGTTTTAAATGGAAGAACATTAGACCAACATTAATAATTGGTGATGATATTGAAGACGATACAAGAGTTTTAAACCCAGAGTTACGTGTTAAGGATAAGAATAAATTAAACCGTGTAATTATTCCATCATTAGATATTAATGGACGATTTAAAATGATTGGCACATTATTACATCATGACTCATTGTTACAGGAACAAATACGTTTGCATGAAGGCAAAATATTCAGGGCATGCAATCCAGACATGACAAACATTATATGGCCAGAAAGATTTACAAGGGAAATACTGGATAAAATTAAACATGATATTGGTTCAATAGCATTTCAACAGGAGTATTTGAACAATCCTATAGACAACACAGTATCACTTATTAAACGTGAGTGGGTTGAAAAATGCTTCAGACATGATTTATCTCATGATGATGTATATCAAATGCAGTTCACAATGAAAACAATGGGAGCAGATTTTGCATTTAGTGATAGGGTAACAGCTGATTCAAGTGCATATGTTGGACTAGGTAAGAAAGATGATTATTTTTATTTATTAAACTGTCAAACAGATAAAGGACTTTCAGTATATGAACAAATGAAAATTATTAAAAACGAATTGCATAGTCGTTATAATTATGACCAGATTGGTTTAGAAGAGAACTCTATAAAAGCAATAAGTAAAGACATTCAACAATGGAACTTACCTATAACATTGTTTTGGACTGCAGCATCTGACCCAGCAGCACGTAAAAAGGCTGATTATGACTGGAGTGAGAAACGTCATACTGTTGGAAAGATTAATCTTATTATGAGATTAGGTACAGCGTTTGAGAATGGTAGATTTGTCATACCATACAAAACTGAAGAAGATAAAAGAATTGGTGATAAGTTATTAGCAGAATGTACATCATTTGCACTATCAGAGGGTAAACTAGTTGAAGCCAGTATCCACCCAGATATTCCAATAGCTTTAGGTTATGCTTTAGAATTAATAAATCAGGAGGCTGTCTTATTTGATTTTGGTTAAAATGAACATTGAAGCAGATAATCATGAACGATATTTCCAATGTCCATATTGTAATGGTTACACTGGTGGGCACGAGATAAGAGTGCCTAAAACGATTGGAAAGTACAGAGTAAAAATAATTTATGGTAATATACTTATATTCATTTGTTCTAAATGTGGTAGAACGTTTAAAATTGAAATACTGCCAGAAATGTATTTGTGGGAATATATGAAGAAAAAACAAAAGGAAAATTTTAAAAAGTTAAAAGGAGGTATAAAAATATGACAAAAGAATTTAAACTAGATAAGAACAGAAATTTAATTGTTACTATTGGTATTGAAGATAAAATATTTATTACAGCCGATAATAAGAACGAAGACATTGGAACCTATTTACAAACAACGATTCAATATATCCCAAAGGATAAAATACAGTATTTAAAGTCGTTTATAGAAAATAGCTATAATGCTGCAAATAAACAACTTGAAGAAATGGAAAAACAGTTAAAACCTATAAAAGATTTACAAGATATTGATGAAAAAATCATAAAACATTGTAACAATTGTATAGATAAAGGAACTAAAGAATTTAAAAAATCAATGGTAAACTTAAATAAACGTATAAAAGATTTAGAACTTAAAAAGACTTTAAATATGCAAATAGAGTATATAAAGAACCAAATAGACAATATGAAAGCAGATATTGACTCTATTGCAAAAATACAAAAGTAATTGATGGTTTTATAAAATATATTTTTTATTATTATTTGTCTTAAAATGGGAATCTTTGATTATTTTAGAAAAACAGTGGGAATAAAAGCTTTGACTACTGAGCAGGCTAATACCAATGAACAAACATTTAGTACAATAGGTGGAGAACGTAAAGACATTGAAATCTTTAAGGCGTTTATTCCTGAGTTTTTGTACAGACCGCCTTTTGGAATGCCAAGAAAAGATAACACTGTTCAATTCAAACAATTAGCAAAAAATCCTTATATATTTTCCGTTATAAAAACTCTATGCGATGAAGCAACTACAACTCCATGGAAGATAAGAGTTAAGGAAGAATTTCAAGACAGCGGAGACGACTATATAGAAGACATTAAAAAGGTTACAAAATTTCTAAAAAATCCCAATGGGAATGATGAATCATTTCCACATATTTTAAGACAACTCATAACAGATTTACTGGAAGTTGATTCTGCTGTTCTTGTTAAAATATTTAATCTTAAAGGAGAGATGACACAAATGTTTTCAAGAGATGGTTCTTTGTTTTTAAAGAACCCGGATATATATGGATATATGGGAAATAGAGCAGATTTTGTTATGCCATTACCTGATGGATTTACTGGAGTTTCAATAGATTTTGGTGGCACACCAACGCAATCACAGCAACAAATAATGAAACAATATAGTTTATTGTATAAAGAACAAGCAGCATATTTTCAATATGGATGGACTGCAGGTTCAATGCCTGTACCGTTTGGAAAGAGAGAAATTATTTATATGATGCAAATGCCAAGGTCAGATTCTATTTATGGTACTGCACCACTTGGAAGACTGTTGGAAATTATTTTAAATTTAATCTATGGTGCTGATTTTAATTTAGACTTTTATACTAATAACAATATGCCAGATGGAGCAATTCAATTACTTGGTGCAAATAAAGAACAAATTCAACAGTTCAGAGAAAATATGGATAATCAGTTCAAATTTACAGATGCTTTAGGTACTAAACGTAAAAGATTCTATACACATCCAATTTCTTCAACTGAAATAAAGTTTACACCATTTACAATTACTGCAAAGGATATGGAGGTACTAGCACAACAAAAATGGTTTACTAAAATATTATGGATGTGTTTCGGGGTTAATGCAGATGAGATGGGATTCACTGAGGATTCTAATAAGAGTGATGGGGCTAATCAAATTCAAAACTTTAAACGTAAAGCAATTAAACCATTATTAGACGTTATTCAATATCATTTTAATACACAGTTGCTTACAGAATTTTTTAATAATATGGACCCTAGTGATGTACCATTAGAATTTGCGTTTGATGATTATGATGTTCAAGATGATATGATGAAACATAATTTACTTGAACAGGAAATAAGAATGCAAGTTAAGACTCCAATGATGGTTGCAAAAGAATTAAAGATTGATGTTGCAGAGTTAGAAAAGGAAATGGATAAACAACAACAAAAAGAAGAAGAACGTATGGTATTAGAAAGCAGTTTAAACGGAAATAATTTTCAAGAGAGTCCTAATGATAAAAAAGACAAACCCAAAGAAGAAAAATCAATTCCTAATCCTTTAAATGAAATTGACGAATATATCGATATGATTGGTAAGGATATAAGTAAAGCTGTGGGGAATTTAGATGAGCGAGAACTTAGAATATAAAGGTCTTGTGGACGTTATTATTGCAAAGTTTATGGATATAATGTCTATTAAACCATTTCAACCAAAGGTAAACGATTTTATTAGACAACAATTTATGCGTTCACTGGAAAAAATGGAAACACAGTTAAGACCGTCAATAAATTTTGTACCAAGTGAACCTGAAATTAACTTCTTAAACGATTATGTTTTTCAAAATCTACAATCTCATGCTGATGAAATTGGCAACCAATTAAGACAAGAATTACAGCGAGGAATGTTAAACAAGGAAACACCTGAACAACTTAAAAAAAGAATTAATCAAGTATTCAATGATACAAAATATACTAATAGATTAAAAACTGTTATGAGAACAGAAACATTAAGAGCTAATAATGCTGGAGCTTATTCAGGTGCTCAACAGGCAAAAGAAGCTGGAATCATATTAAAGAAATATCTAGATATAACTGTTGATAATAGAACATCAAACATATGTTTAGCAGAACATAGAAAATACGGAACAAAGGAAAAAGCAATTCCATTAGACGAGGATTTTGTTGTTAAGGTTGATAATAAAACATATAATGCACAATATCCTCCCTTCCATGTGAATTGTCGCTCAGTTTTAAGATTTAAAAGGGAGGACTTATAATAATGGCAACATATAAAGATTTAAACTTTAATGAAGGTGATGATTTTCCGTATATTGTTACAATTACAGATTCAGATGGAGTGGCTGTTGATTTAACCGGTTACACTTTTTATATGACAATTAAGAAAAAGAAAAGTGACCCAGATGCAATTGCAATATTTAAAAAAACTGTTACAAGTATTCCTCAGGCAGCAGAAGGTATTGTAACAATTACTGTAGACCGTGCAGACACTTTAAATATTCAACCCGGAATTTATCCTTATGATATTAAATACAAGGATTCAACAGGAGATATTAGAACAGTAATTTATGGAAATTTTACAATAATACAAGGAGTAACTGATTTAGTAGCATAAAAATGACAGAGATTAATGCAACAATAGAAGATTCACAACCTATAAACGCAACAATAGAAGATTCACAACCAATAATTGTTACAATGACAGGTGGAACAAATAATGACCACACTAATTTAATTAATCTAGATTATGCTTCAGCAGACCATACGGGATTTCAAGAAGAATTGGTTGCAGGAAACGGAATTTTAATTGAAGACGGTACAGACATTTCTATAATTGAAGATGAAATAAGTCATACAAATATTTCAGACATCGGAACAACTACACATGCAAATATCGATATACATGTTGGAAGTTCTTCAAATCCTCATTCTGTAACCTTAGAACAAGCAAGAACTGTAGATAATGGATTATCTGGTAATATTGATATGAATGCAAATAAAATAACTGAACTTGGGGACCCCACAGAACTGAAGGATGCAGTAACTAAAGAATATGTTGACTCAAAAATACAAGGATTAGAATGGCAAGACAGTATAATATCGATAGTTGATTTTACAACATCTGAACCAGAATCACCTTCAAACAGTGATAGATATGTAAATACAGTAACAGGAACTTCGAATGAAACATCGCAAGAAGTAACAGCAAATTATATTTATGAATGGAATACGGATTCATGGATTGAAACTGTTTCTGAAGAAGGATTTGCTGCATGGATAGATGATGAAGACACTGCTTATGTTTTTAATGGTACAACATGGGTAAAATTTGGAAGTACTATAACACATAATAATTTATCTGGTTTACAGGGAGGAACTTCTAATGAATATTATCATTTGAATTATTTAGATTATACCGGAAGATGGCAAAGCGATGGAACATATGTTTATAATACATTTGGCAACGTCGGCATTGGGACGACGAGTCCTAAAAA